AGGAAATGGGGAAGTATGACGAGATTATTCGTATCTCTGCCCTGGATGAAAACGACGAATCATTCTGCGAGGACGTACATACGACGGAATACTACCTGGAGCTGCGGGAAGAGACAGAAGATATGATCTGGTGTGCTGAGTATATGCAGGATCCGATCGAAGCGATAGGTTTGTTATTCCCAAAATCAGAGCTCAACCGGTTCAAGTTGGCGGATATCGAAGGTAAGCAACCGGATGGCGTTATCGGTGCTACCGATGTGGCAGACGAGGGAGACGACGATTTCTGTGCGCCGTTTGCCAAAGTGTTCGGTACAAAGTATTTCATTACCGATGTTCTGTTTACAAAGGAAAACGTCGAGATAACCGAGCCAAAGCTGGTTTCTTTGATCCTTGATACCCGCTGCGACAACATACGTATCGAAAGCAACAATGGTGGCCGACTATTTGCCTTGAATGTTCGTAAGGCTGTAAAGGCTAAGAACGAAAAATGCATCGTACAGGCAAAACCGACAACGAGCAATAAAGAAACACGTATCTTGCTGAAATCTGGCTGGATCAAAAAGCATTGCTATTTCCTGGCCGAAGGAGAGTATAAGAAAGGATCCGACTATGATCGATTTATGAAAGCGCTTACCGGGTATAAAAAGGAAGGAGGCAACAAACATGATGATGCTCCGGACGGTATGACAATTCTTGCTGAAAATGTTGAATTTATCGGTCTGTGTCAGAGTAATAGAACAAGACAAGTTGCCCGAGCAAGGTAATACCTATCGATGCTTATATTTTAGCATAAACGATTATGCCAAGTATAAGCGAAATTTTAGCGAATGAAGACTTCGGCCACGTGGTTAGTTCTTTATGCGTTGATACAATAGAGAACCGGGAGGTTAGAGAGTATTATAACGAATATCACGGAGAACGCCATCGGCGTAAAACTTCTGTCGGCTGGCGTGAACCTAAGAGGCTGGCCGTTTATTCTGACACATTGAAGGATAAATTCGGGCGCCCTTTACGATTGGAAGATAAAATCGTAGATGTTGCCAGGATTGTAACAAACTTCCCAAAGAAAGAAGTCCGCACGTCTACTGCTTTTATGTTCGGCGGCAAAATGACAATAACGGCGACTGATCAGAACGACGGCTTCCAGGAATTTAAACGTGTGTGGGAGCGTAAGCTGAAGATGCAATCTGTTCTTAAATCTTTTGCCCGAAAAGTCCTGTCTGAAAGTAAAGCAGCCCTTGTATTTTATCCATATACATCAAAAGGGTTAGATGGAAAGCCGAAAACAGAATTAAAGGTGAAAACACTTTCCGTACCACGCAATGAAAATACATTCTCCGAATTCTATCCCCATTTTGATGATAATGACGATCTGGATGCTTTTATCCATCGTTATCAGGTGAACTCAAACGGTATGATCCGGAATAGCTGTACCATTTGGATGGCCGATAAGATTATTACCGCAATAGACGAGTTAGGTGGCTGGGTAAGAAAGGAAGTTCCGAATCTGTTTGGAAAGATACCGGTTGTGTATGCTGATGTATTCCAGCCCGAATGGGACGAAGTGGCCGGCATCATGGATGCACGGGAAATGCGCCTTTCTCGTATGGCAGACACTAACGATTATTTCGCAGAGCCAATCTTGGTGACATATGGCGATTCAGACTTACCAAGCAAAGAAACGACTGGTAAGGATATGAATTTCCCTGTCAAAATTGATGAAGAAACAGGAAAGCCGTATCACGGTGACGCAGATTATTTGACATGGACCGGCTCTCAGCCATCCGTCGACAAAGAGTTGGAAGAAACCAAGAGTGAACAATACGGTGGTACATCTACACCGGATCTTTCTTTTGATAATTTAAAAAGCCTGGGTAATCTTTCTGGCGTATCCCGCAAGTTCATGCTAATGGATGCGACGATTAAAGCGAGCGATAACATGGAAGTATTCGGTCCGGCAGTGCAACGTTGCGTGTCGGTTGTTACAGCCGGTATCTGCAATATTACTAATATCAAGTATCGTTCTCAACTGGTGGATAACCTTATCGATGTGGAATTTGGTTCTATTCTTCCAGAGGATCTGGCCGAGACATTACAGAACCTTTCTATCGCAAATGGCGGTAAGCCAATCAACGCCCAACGTACTGTTACAGCTCAGTCACCATTTACAGAAGACCTGGACGAGGAAATGGCATTGATTGAAGAGGAAGAATCAGCCTCGGCACAACGCAATAATATGGTTGGCTTAACAATGGGATATGGAGAATGAAAAGTCTAACGTTTTACGAGCAACAGCACCTTCAGAAGCTCTTACAGCAGCAGGGGAGTGTAAAGTATATCTTTGATGATTTTGTTCGTCAGGCAGGACCGCTGCTAGCTCGCTGGTCGGATCATAACAAAGCGAGTGTATGGGTGGGTAACCAGACTGTAGAGAACTCTATTGAAAGATTGCTATCTGACTTGCATAGTGGGTTATTGGCTAACATTACGGATAATATGTTTCAGTCCTGGAATCGTGGAAACAAAAAGGCTGACGATCTCGTTTCAGGGTTCATAAAGGATCTGTCTATTTCCGACACGTTGCGCGATAAGATGTTTTCCCGGAATGCAGAGGCATTAAATGCCATGCTAAATAAAAAGGATGAATACGGCTTGACTGTATCGGATCGTGTATGGAATATAGCCAATGGAGCCAAAGATAATCTGGAATACTATCTAGCCTCCGGCCTGTCCTCCAGTCGCCCGTCTGCTCTGATTAGTCAAGATGTTCGGCAATTGCTTCAGCAACCGGACAAGCGTTTCCATCGAATCCGAGATAAGAATGGGAATTTGGTTCCGTCACAGCCAATGAAGAATTACCATCCAGGGCAAGGTGTGTATCGATCTGCTTACAAGAACGCTCTCCGTCTTACCTCGACACAGACGAACAAGGCGTTTCGATCCGCTGACTATGAACGGTGGAAGAATATGGATTTCGTGTTAGGTATAGAAGTGGAGCGTTCACCCTCACATAAGGGGCCATGTCCGATCTGCGACGCATTGGCTGGAAGATACTCAAAGGAATATAAGTTCACGGGACACCATCCTTTCTGCATTTGCATAGCTACGCCTATCATGATGGATCATGAGGAGTTTGCTGACTATCTCCTTGATGATACCATACCACAAGATAAGATTATTACTCGAATGCCTGAAGGTGAAATAGCCATCGCACGTGAGGATAATGGTGGATCGTTCGATGACCTGATAAGGAAAGCCAATGAATTAGGAATCGACACTAGGCGTTTTGAGGATACAGTAGCTAAGAATGAAAAGTATAAGGATTTGATGGCTGTATCCGTTCAAGGTGAGATTAAGCGTGCAGAGATTAATAAGGAGAAAGAACGTAAATTGTATGCATCTATCGCAAAGGATGAAGATGATATTCGAATGAATAGAGATTTTGAGACCTCTATCGGTTATGACAGAGATGGGAAAGTAATCATTCGCAAGAAAGGCCAGGCAGATAGTGTTTCGTACACCATTGAGGAATGCCGTAAAATGAAGGATGCGATTATGACACATAATCATCCAGCATGCTGGAATTATCCGGAAAAATCAATTATGCGTATAGGCAATTCTTTTAGCAAGGAAGATTTAATAATGGCTGTAAGGCATAATGTAGCGGAAGAAAGAGTTGTGACAGCTAATTATACATTTGTCCTGAAACGACCGGATAATGGATGGGGGGTATTGGATGAAGAGCTATCAAGGATGATAGATGAATTATCAGATAAAATTGAGGATGAGAATATGGATTTGATTGAACGAAAGATAATAACCCCAGAACAAGCAGCTATAACACATTGGCATAAGATATCCAAAAATCTGAGTGAGAAATATGGTTGGAAGTATTCTAAGTCGAAAACTCGTTAATCTTTCTTTTCGTATGTGCTGTTTCCTGTTTGACCGGGAAACACATGGTTGTGCTTTTTCATCTCATAGAGAATACTATTTGGGATGCCCTGAGGGAATGCTGTACATGTATATTTTTTTCTCCGATCAAAATGCTTACAACTTATGCATTGGGAAAAATAGATGTTTGCCTTCTCTGGTCCACCGTCTTGTGTAAAATATGTATCGTCATTTATCATATTCGCAAAATTATTCAATTCGTTCCAGATAAAATAGAAATGAGTACAAAAATGTTCTCATCTATATTTTAAACAGAAAACATTTACAAGTATGACAATCCTAGAATTAATTAGAGCAGCGTGTAAAACAAAGGGGGTACCCGAGAAGTACGCCGAGCGCATTCAGAAGACATTCAAGATCGAAAAAGCTGAAGGCATGGAGGCTTATGTCGATTTATTCAAAGAGAACGTTTTGCCTGCTATTCAAGAAGCAGAAAATGAAGCAAAAACGGCAGCTGAAGCAGCCGCTGTATCTGCTTATGAAACTAAGTTCAAATTGAAAGATGGTAAACCTGTCGAGTCCCAAGAGGAAACTAAGGCAGAGGATGAATTGCTTAAGGGGCTTAGTCCGGAGGTAAAGGCTTATCTGGAGAGAATCGAAAAGAAGTTTGAAGACTCGATTAAAAAAGTTGACACATCGATTTCCAACTCAGCTAATGAAGCAAAAAAAGAAATTGCACGTAAACAGTTGAAAGATGCCGGCTTGCCGGAAAGCTGGCTTAGTCGCGTTGATTTGGCTGCTGAAATTACTATCGAAGATCAGGTTAAGAGCCTCTCTACTGAATATACTGGTATTCAGCAGAAAGCTATCGACGACGCTGTTGCTCGTGGTGACTATGCGCCTGGTTCTATCCAGATGCCCGAACGTTCTGAAGCTGATTGGATCAAGCTGATGGATCAGGATACAATAGATGCGAATACAAGTAATCCCGGTGTAGTGAACCTGGGTATTGAATAATCCAAATAACATGTAACATTATGTACAGAAAAAGAGAAAGAGAATTCCAGTATCCTCCCGGAATTGAAAAAATCATTGAGGATGTGATCGGTGGTGGGACGATTGACCGTTCAGGGCTGAAAAATGCCTTGTTTAATGGTCGTGCATTAGATGAATTACCACCGATTGTAATTGTATTGCAGGATCCGGAAACCGGTTTGTATCATGTGCTGAAAACTGCAGCCGTGAGTGAAGCAGCTGCTGAAGCTGCAAAAGCATACAAAGTAGCCAAGAATCATTTGCTGGGTGTCGGTGACTTTGTTACTCTCGGAGGCGAACTGACCGGTGCATCGGAAAAAATCACAGCTATCGACAAGAGTAATTCAGGATATGACCTGATAACCTTGGCTTCGACTATCGGGGCGGCAGCGAAAGGAATGGTCTTGGTACAAGCGAAAGACAAACAGGCGGCTGGAAGTGCGACATTGCCCTATGAGGGAGCAGCTGTTCTCACAATGAGTAAGGTTGACTTGACTGTCGCTAATCAGCAGTCCGGCCTTTTGGTACGCGGTACTGTTAACGGTTCCTGTATGCCATTCCCGATAGATAAAGGATTGAAGGCTTTAATGCCGTTCATCCGTATTGTGTAATCCATCAAAATGTGATATATGGAAAGAAGTTTGATTAAACAGGTAAACAGAAAAAACATGGCGGCACGTTTGAAAACCCGCCATGTAAAACCGGTAGTGTTCCCGAATTTTTTCGGTATTAAAAGAAAAAGCTCTCTGAAATGGGAAACATTGACAGGAGAGAAGGGTGCTCCGGTTATGGCAGATGTGATTTCTTTCGATGCTTCGGCTCCGCAGAAGACACGTGAAGTGATCAGTAAGTTATCTGGGGATATTCCTAAAACAGCTGTTAAACGTGGTATGAATGAAAGCGATTACAACGAATACAAACAGTTGGAACGTGACGCACATGGTGATGCCGATCAGTTGGAACTGCTCAATATCTCCTTCAAAGATCAGGATTTCGTTTACAATGCTATTCGTGCACGCTTCGAATGGTGGTGCATGCAGGTTATGAGCCGTGCAGGTTTCCATTTGTCTGTGAAGAATAATGGTGGTATTGTAACGGCTGAGTTTGTCGGCTGTGGAATGCCTAAGAAGAATCAGCGTAAATCCTCTGCTGACTGGAGTAATGCAGCAACTGCAAATGGATTGCAGGACATCGAAGATACGATTATCGCAGCTTCTAACGATGGAGTAACAATTCGTTACGTTGTAATGCATGTGGCTGATTTTAGCTTACTGAAAAAGCAGAAATCGACATTCGACACGTTGAAGTCATGGGTAAACACAACATCAAAAATGTTGGTGACAAAGAAGCTGATCAACGAGTATCTGGCAGAGCAGGAAATTCCCGTACAGATCATTACTGTAAATCCGGCTGTCCGTATTGAAGATAAAGCGCATCGTCGTAAAACGATCAATCCGTGGGAACGTAAGCGTATTTGCTTCCTGGAAGATAAGAACGTTGGAGATATCCAGCACGGACCCATTGCTGCTGAATCATCTGCTACGTTGCAGAAGATCGCTATGATGGTTAAGCAGGATTGGATTCTGATTACAAAATGGTCAGAACTGGAACCGTTTAAAGAATGGACGAAAGCTGAAGCAAATGCCATTCCTGTAGTAAACGATCCTGATGCAATGTTTATCCTGAAAGCAGATGGTGAGGCTTGGAATGCCGCTGAAGATACAGAAGGTACCGATGATGTTCCTTTGACATTCCTTGGTGATGCGGTTGAAGAAGAAGATTCGACGATCATGGATACCATAGACGGGGAGTAATCATGGTGACAATTCGAGAGACAATACTTGCTTATCCTGGCCTGGAAGACTGCGAAGTCTTTTTAGATAAAGTTGTATTTCCTGGCCGGGAGCTAACAGGCGAAGAGGTTAGCTCTACGATTGATACTAACACACAGAAGTTGATTGCCGCTGACATGTATTCAATGGCTGGCGGCAATCCTGACTTCTCGGAAAATAAGCTTTCTATTTCATACCCGCGTTCATGGTATAATGCGATGGCGAGACGTTTGTATCGGGAAGGTGGAGAACCTGAGAAAGCAGAATTAGTTGGTAATAAAATAGAGGTTCCTCGGGGACGTTCTGGCGGACGATGGTAAAACGGTATTCACATACGGCGATAGTGATGATTCAATCCGGTTCTTTAGTGAAGGGAGAATGGGTTGCTGGCGAGCCTCAGGAGATTGAGGTCAAAGGTCAGTATT